TGCGTTGAAAAAATACCATAAAGATTTCTTTAGACACTCTACCAATAAGCAAAAGCAAGAGATTGTTAAGTTAGTTCAGAAAATTACCACGGAATCAGTCGAAGAAGCAATGGTTTCTCCACAAAGAGGACACAACTACTATCAGTTATATAGAGATACTCCAATCAAATATATATCAGGTCACTCAGGAATCGGATTGAAAGTTCCTGGTGTATTACTTCATAACGAATATGATACAATCAAAGGTAAGAAGGGTGCTTATATAATTGATTACTTTGGACAGCACTTCTATGTGGATATCAAAAACAAATTTGCATCAAAAATTGCCAATCCACGTGATTCGGAGCAAAATAAAGATTTAATAAAAAATATGGGTCGTACTGCACTTGCACCTGAACACAAAGATTGGAAGAAATATGTGAGAGAATCAGTAAACGAAGGTAGAGTTGAAAAAGAAGTATTACAAAAAATATCTAAATTTGAAACTTTATTAGGATATATTACAAATGATGACCAATATAAGCCATTAGTTTCTAAAGTAAAAAGAGAAATTGATAAGTTAAAAAAACAAATTGAGAAAAACGAATCGGTAAACGAAGCAGCAAGTAGAACCGCGATGGAAATTGGTGGTTTGACTGGTATGAACAAAGATGCTATCCAAAAGTTTGTTGATGATAATAACTTAGACATTGAAAAACTATACCAATTCGTTAAGAAAGGTAAACTTGCTGATAGAATGAAGTTAGTATCTGCAATCGCAGGTAAACCTAACAACCCAGTTCAAAAACAAATGGTTAAACAATTCGGTGAATCAATAAACGAAGCAACCAAATACAAAGTAGGACAAAAAACACCAGTAGGTAAAATCATTGGAACAAGTGTATGGGGTAAAGGAAGTAAACAAGCATGGTTCTATGATGTTCAAAAACCAGGTCATTCACCTAAACAATATAGTGAAGAATCATTAGATAAGATAATGGGTGAATCAGTAAACGAATCACAACTTAAAGAGTTTAAACATAAAGTAGGTTCAGAGACTATACAATTCAAAGTATCACCTTATAGAACTGGTATTTCATTAATTGCTGCAAGTGGTAACGATTTAGATAAACTACAAGATGTAATGGGTAGTGAGGATGAAGTAAAAGGTGAAATTCGTAAGTCTCTTGAAAAGAAACTAAGAATCCCAATCGAAATTGACCGTGATTACGAAGGTGCTGGATTTGGATTTAAGATAGATTTATACTCATTAGCTAAAATGGTAAAATAAGATGAATAAATCAGAACTCAAAGAATTAATCCGAGAAGAATACCATAATGTAAAAAACTTTATGGAAGAAAAGTATGGATTCACTCCTGAGTTGGGTAAGGTAGTAGATAATCCATACGTATCCGCATTTAAAAACGAAGCAACCTATTCAAGTGGATTATATATGATACTTGATAAAGATGGTAAAGTCGTTGATAAGGGTCTTAAAAATAATATGTGGTATTCCTTTGAAAAGTTTAAAAGTAAGGGAACACATTACATCGTATCAAAGAAAAACCTAAGTAAAGCACAATCACTTATCAAAAAGTATCAGTCAGACCTTAGTAATAATAAGTTTAGAGACTCGATGTTTAAACTATATAGTGAATCGGTATCAACCGAAGCATTATCGGATTACGAAAAAGATGATGTTGACTACGAAGAACTATACAAAGACTACCTCTACTCTAAGAAGAGAAGAAATGAAGGTGATGAGTCTGACTCGGATATGGCAGTAGACCAATTAGAGGCTTCAATCAGAAAAGCACAAGAGTTAATCACAAAACTTCGTGGTAAGGGTGACTTAGAACCTTGGGTTCAATCTCTAATCACAAAAGCCGAAGATTACATCTCAACAGTATCAGACTATGGTGACACTAAAACCGAAGCAACTGCTGAAGAAGAAGATGAGTTCCATACTCAGTTGGATAAATTAGTTCACAAAACATTTGGTAAAAGCTCGGATGAAGAAATTGAAGAGTATGATGTAGAGAACGAACAAGACATCAAAGAGTTTGTTCAGTTTATGAGAGAATACACACCATCACTTAATGAAGCAGAATACCAAGGTAGAAAAGTAGAACTTGGTAAAATTATGCAAGGTGATGTTAAGAAGTTCAAAGTATATGTAAACAACGACAAAGGTAATGTTGTAAAGGTAAACTTTGGACAAAAGGGTATGACCATCAAAAAAGATAATCCAGGTGCTCGTAAATCTTTTAGAGCAAGGATGAATTGTGATTCTCCAGGTCCAAGATGGAAAGCGAGATATTGGTCGTGTCGTAAGTGGTAGTTTTATTAATTCTCTTTTACATACTTATATAATAGAATAAGTTTAACAAAAAAAGAGAATTATGACAAAACTTAAAAATTGGTTCATCGGTCTATGGAATAGGCTATTGAGCAAAACTACTATCGATGAGAGACTTGAATCTGCATTAGAAGAAGCAAGAGAATTATCAGAAACCATTGATGAGGTTATGGAGCAGGCAAAAGATGTTTTCGAAGCTGCTAACGGAACTTTAATCGAAGGAAAAGTAACAAAGAGTAAGTTAAGAGAAATGAAGAAAGCCGAATTGCTGAAATATGCAGAGAAAGTATTCGACATAACTTTGGACTCATCTTTGACTAAAACAAATATCGTGAATAAGGTGTACGAATTACACAACGGTATTAATAAAGGTTCAGGTGCTAAATCAAGCGGGTCTGGGTCTGGTAAAGGTAAATCTACCAAGAAACGTTCGGGTGCTAAATCAAGCGGGTCTGGTAAAGGTAAGACTGTAAAGAGAGGTTCAGGTGCTAAATCAAGTGGGTCTGGGTCTGGTAAAGGCAAGTCTAAAAAGTAAATGAAAAAACTCAATCCTACATACTTAATCATCGCAATTCTTGCAAGTGTCTTGATATACCAACAATTGTTTTTGGGTAATAGATACAAAAAAGAATACGAACGTATGATTAAGGAAAAGGAAGAGTCTTACATTTCGGAAATAGATAGGTTGGAGAGTGAAACTGATTCACTACTCCAACTTAATCTTTTATTAAACAATCAAATTGCTAATATCGATTTTAAGATAGATTCGACACAAGCAAGATTAACCCTTTTGAGAAAACAATATGAAGACCAAGTTGATGAGTTTGGTGATATGTCTCACGATGAGCTTGTCACTGTATTCACAAACACTTTCAAGTGATAGTGTTGTTTGTGTTCCAAGAATCGCAGTAGAGAATGCTCTGACCTTAAAGTCAAAGTATGACCTTACATTGATGGAACTCACCACGACCCAAGAGTTGGTTCAGTTTCAAGAGGAAAAGTTGAGATTACAATCAGACCAACTATCCAACTATTCAGTTGCTCTACAATCCAAAGATGATATTATAAAACAAAAGGACAACATAATCTCATTGAGAGATGACCAAATCAAATCCCTCAAACGAGAACGTAGGGCAAAGTTTTGGAATGGTATTTTATTTGGTGGTGCCGGTGGTGCTACCTTAATCGCAGTGTTGTTCGTTTTATAATATGGCAAAAGATATAAAAACATTAATTAGAGAAGAGTGGGTCAAATGTGCTAAAGACCCAGTGTATTTCTTTAAGAAGTATTGTTACATTCAACACCCTCACCGAGGAAAAATCCTATTCAACCTATATCCATTCCAAGAAGACTTAATGTCAAGTGTCAATGACAATCGATTCAATGTAATCTTAAAGTCAAGACAGTTGGGTATCTCAACACTATCAGCAGGGTATTCATTATGGTTGATGTTATTTCACGAGGATAAAAACATTCTTGTAATTGCAACCAAGCAAGAGGTAGCAAAGAACTTGGTGACCAAGGTAAGATTTATGCACGATAACTTACCATCGTGGTTAAAAGGTCAGACTGAAGAAGATAACAAACTATCTCTACGATTAAAGAATGGTTCACAAATCAAAGCAACTTCTGCTGCTGGTGACGCAGGTCGTTCGGAAGCATTGTCGATGTTGATTATTGATGAGGCTGCATTTATCAACAACGTAGAAGAGATTTGGACTTCGGCACAATCTACACTATCTACTGGTGGGGGTGCAATCGTACTCTCTACTCCAAATGGTGTTGGTAACTGGTTCCATAAGATATGGGTTCAAGGTCAGCAAGGTGAACAATGGAATCCAACCGAACTTCATTGGACAGTCCATCCCGATAGAGACCAAGTATGGAGAGATGAACAAACAAAACTATTAGGTGAGAAGGGTGCATCACAAGAGTGTGATTGTGACTTTATTTCATCTGGTCATACGGTAGTAGAAGGTTCTACTCTACAATGGTATGAAGAAACATACATCAAAGACCCACTTGAAAAACGAGGATTCGATGGTAACTATTGGTTATGGGACTATCCAAACTATTCTCGTGATTATGTAGTCGTAGCCGATGTTGCTCGTGGTGACTCTTCGGATTATTCAGCATTCCACGTATTTGATGTGGAGACTGTTGAACAAGTAGCAGAATACAAAGGTAAGATTGACACCAAACAATATGGTGCTATGCTGACCTCAGTTGCATCCGAGTGGAACAACGCTATGTTGGTGATTGAAAATGCAAATATTGGATGGGCAGTAATCCAAGAAGTAATCGATAGAAACTATGCAAACCTATATTACTCGTATAGAGACCTGGGTTATGTAGATGAAGATATACACATCAGAAAAGGTTTTGATTTGAAACGTAAAGAGGATATGGTTCCTGGGTTTACAATGTCTTCAAGAACAAGACCTTTGGTGATTTCCAAACTCGATATGTATATGAGAGAAAGAACCCCTATAATCCATTCTAAGAGACTTATAGATGAATTGTTTGTATTCATATGGAATGGTAGTAGAGCAGAAGCACAACGTGGTTATAATGATGACCTTGTGATGTCGTTCTCAACTGGACTATGGGTTCGTGATACGGCACTCAAACTTAGACAACAAGGTATGGATTTAAGTAGAAGTGCATTGAGTCATATTGGTAAGTCAAGTACTGGTGTATACTCCCCAAGAACTATGGGACAAGACCCTTGGAAACAAAAAGACCAATACGGAAATGATAACGATTTAACTTGGTTACTATAAATTTGGTAGTTAAGTTTATTTTTTGTATATTTATAACTTGTAAGAGTATACACTTTTGTTTAGAGAACAATTATGGCAAACAAATCACTATTTAGTAGGTTAAACAAACTATTCAACACTCAAGTTGTTGTACGTAGGATTGGTAAGGGTAACACACAAGCAATTGATACCCAAAGACTCCAATCTCAAGGTAACCTCCGTGGTTCATCATATTACGATAGATTCGGTAGACTACACACCACAAGAAGAAATTGGGAAACATACAATAATCAGTTCAACTATCATTCAAATAAGTTAGAGTTGTATACTGATTATGAAGCAATGGATAAGGATTCTATCATCGCATCAGTTCTCGATATCTACTCTGATGAGTGTACTCTTAAAAACGATATGGGTGATGTTCTTCGTATTAAGACTCAAGATGAGAATATGAAGAAGATTCTTCACAACTTATTTTACGATGTTCTTAATATTGAATTCAACCTATGGGCTTGGGTTCGTGGTATGAACAAATATGGTGACTACTACTTACACTTAGATATTGAAGAAGGTGTTGGTATTGTAAACGTATCACCAATGTCTGCATACGAAGTAGAACGTGAAGAAGGGTTCAACCCAGACAATCCATATGAAGTTCGTTTCAAGTTAGGTTCTATGGGAACTGCTCACGGAGCAAGTACAAATAGTAACGCACAATACTTCCAATTCTATCAGATTGCACATTTCCGTTTGATGGCAGATACAAACTTTCTACCATATGGTCGTTCACTATTAGAAGGTGCAAGAAAGACTTGGAAACAATTAACTCTTATGGAAGATGCAATGATGATTCATAGAATTATGAGAGCACCTGAAAGAAGGGTATTTAAGATTGATGTGGGTAACATTCCTCCTGGTGAAGTTGATAATCATATGAGAAGTATCATCGACCAAATGAAGAAAGTCCCATACCTCGACCAAAACACTGGTGATTACAACCTCAAGTTTAACTTGATGAATATGATGGATGATTACTATCTTCCAGTTCGTGGTGGTCAAAGTGGTACTGAGATTGATTCCCTAAGTGGTATGGAGTTCGGTGGTATCGATGATATCGAATACCTAAGAAATAGAATGATGGCTGCATTGAAAGTTCCAAAAGCATTTGTTGGATATGATGAGTCAGTAGAAGGTAAAGCAACACTCGCACAAGAAGATATTAGATTTGCACGTTCAGTTGAGAGAATCCAAAAGATTGTTCTTTCTGAATTAACTAAGATTGCAATCGTTCACTTATATTCACAAGGTTACGAAAACGAAGACCTTGTAAACTTTGAGTTGGAACTTACCAACCCATCTATCATCTACGAACAAGAGAAAGCAAACCTATGGGCTGAGAAAGTCAATTTGGTTCGTGATATGAAAGACCTTAAAATGGTTTCTCAAGAGTGGATGTATAAAAATATTATGAATATGTCTGATGATGAGTGGAAATCTGAGCAGACTAAAGTCATTACAGATTTAAAACTTGGGTTTAGACACGAGCAAATTGAAACTGAAGGTAATGACCCAGTTAAGACTGGTCAATCATTCGGTACTGCCCACGACATCGCAGCAATGCAACAAGATGGTAGTCGTGAATCTAAACTAAGTGATGAAGGTGGTTCACCTGAAGGTGGATTTGATGGTGCAGGCAGACCACCAGAGAGTGGTAACTACAAGTCCGATGATAATCCATTTGGTAGAGACCCATTAGGTCAGAAGACTGATATCAAACCAGCATCAACTTATCACAAATATAAAAACTCACCACTTGCATACGAAAGTGCAGAGGCTTTGAAAACATCTCTAAAACACGTTAAAGTTAAGTCGCCATCGATTTTGAAAGAATCTTTATCGGAAGAGAAAAAGAAAGAATCGGGTCTATTGGATGAAACAAATCTATTAGAAGACACGATTTGATGAGTTTTTACATATTTATTAATTGGAATAGTAATATATAAGGTTTAGGATGAGTAAACTTAAACATAGTAAGTTCAAGAACACGGGTATTTTATTTGAATTACTCGTAAAACAAATCGCATCGGATACGTTAGCGAATAAGGACTCCCTTGCCCTCGAAGTAATTAAAAAACACTTCAAAAGAGGAACTGAGTTAAACAAAGAACTAAAACTATATCAGGCATTGACTAAAGAGAACTTTGATTCTCAATATAAAGCTCAAGAGTTTGTTAACATTATTCTCGAAGAGAGAAACAAGTTGAATGAAGGTATTCTTCGTAGACAAAAGTATAATTTGATTAAGTCAATCAAGGAAGCATTTGTAATGGAAGACTTCTTTAAGTATCGTGTAAACAACTATCGTGAGTTTGCATCGGTATATAAGTTGTTTGAAAATACACAATCAACATCTCCTAAAGAATATGTAACTTGTAAGAATACTATTCTTGAAACAATCACAAAGCAAAATGTTGAGATTGTAACTGAGAATGAGGACACTGCATACACAAATCAACCTAAAGAGGTTCGTATGTTGGCATATAAATTCTTGGTAGAATCATTCAACTCAAAATACACAACACTTTCAGAAGAGCAAAAACAAATCCTAAGAAAATACATCAACAATGTAGATAACTCTGCTAAGTTGCGAACTTTTGTAATTACTGAGGTAAGAAAACTAAAAAAACAACTTAACGAGGTAAACGTATCTGATAAGGTGGCTAAAATCAAATTGAATGAAACCATCAACCTTATTGATAATATTACTAATTCCAAAGTAATCAACGAGAATCAGATTCTTTCACTTCTAAGATACCACGAACTTTTACAAGAACTAAGGAGAGTTGCAAATGTCTAAATTCTTATTAGAGCAGTTGGAAGAGAAATTTGAAGAGATGGAATCTAAAGACACTCTTCAAGAAGAAGATATTGATGAGGCTAATGTTACCGGCAATATGGATGGTGGGGCAGGTCCACCTAAAACTCCAAATGCATTTGCTAAGAGTGAAGATGAAGATGATTTGGATACGGACCACATCGAAGTCCTTGGTTACAAGAAAGCAAAGAAATCTAAAATGAATACGGAGTCCAAGACAATGAAGAAGTTGGAAGATAGACTTGAAAGAATAATTGAAGCAACTTATAGAGACTACAAAAAAGATGACTCTATGAAAGCACACCAAAAGGTTAATAAGTCAATTAAAGAGATTAACCGAATGATGTATGAAGTTGAAAAGATTGTAAATCAAAACACTAAGTTAAAAAGTGAAATGGGTGTATCCAACGAACAATATTGGCAATCGACCCAAAAGAGATTTAGTAAGATTTCAGAACGTATGTTAAAAGTTGCACGTAGTTTAAAAGAATTGAGTGCATAATATGTCGTGTGGGTGTAATAAAAATAAACTAAACGAAGAACTCGAAGTTCAAGACCTCGAAGATATCAGATTGATGATTCGTAGAGAGCTTGCAAGAGTTTTCTTTGATTTATATCGTAAGAAAAAAGTGTGGGAAAACTAATGAAACAACTACTCGTAGATACAATGATTTTCGAAGTAACACCTACAATGTTACAAGAGGCAAAGGAGAAGACTGGTCGTTTCTTAGTAAGTGGTGTCCTACAAAGAGCCGATGCTAAGAATCAAAATGGTAGAGTATATCCAAGAAACATTCTCGAAAGAGAAGTTGAGAAATATAAAGGCCGTGAGATTAGAGAGAATCGTGCTTATGGTGAATTAGACCATCCAGAATCTTCAGTTGTAGAATTGAAGAATACATCACACATCATCCGTGATATATCTTGGAAGGGTGATGATGTAGTAGGTACAGTTGAAATCCTAAATACACCTGCTGGTAATATACTTAAAGAATTGGTAAAAGCAGGTTGTACTGTTGGTATCTCATCAAGAGGTATGGGTTCAGTAAAACAAATCGGTGAAGATACCGTTGCAGTGGAGAATGATTTTGATTTGATTTGTTGGGACTTTGTTTCTAATCCATCAACTCACGGAGCATTCCTATCACCACGAAATGAAGGTGTAATCAATGAGTCGGTTACTGCAAAAAAGAATACTTATAAATACAACAAAGCCAATGGGATGATGAGAGACATCATTTGTGAAGTTGGTGGATATTGTGAATGTGATTTCGGAGTATAAAATGAAGAAACTAAAAGACATCCTAAAC